AAATGATGAGAAACTAAATGTTATAATACCAGTTTCTGATGTTCCTACTAATTTTGTTGCTAGAGTTGTCATGGAAGACACTGCAAATGCAACTAATAAGGTAAGTGGTAAAAAAATATCAAGAGTTGGTAGGAATGTATCTACTGGTAATAGTATTACTAATTCAACCCTTACATTTATAGAGGATCATCAATTTATTCAAGGTGAGTCTATAAGACTTATTGCAAATGATGCCCGACTTCCAGATGGAGTTGATTCAAATACTGTATACTTTTCTATAGTTGATGGTCTTGATGCTGATCAAATTCAAATCGCCCAGACTTTAAATGATGCTCTTATTGGAGAAAATATTAGTATCAATAATCTTGGTGGTACACTGATTGTTGAAAGTAGAGTAAGTGATAAGAATGCTGGTGATATAGGTCATCCAATTCAATATGATACTGCAGTGAATAATTGGTATGTAAATGTATCTTCAGCATCTTCTGAGAATAATCTTTATGATAAGATAACTCATAGTTCTTTTGGAGAGGCGACATCAAGAAGTTATATAACAAGACTAAAAGACACAAGACAATCTGATGATAGAATTCATAGGTTGAGATTTGTTATTCCATCCAACACAGGAACTGAATCCGCTAGACCACCTTTAGATGGTTATATTATTCAGGAGTCCTCTACTGTTACCGGTGAAAATGATGCAGAAGTTGCATTAGAATTTAATCCTGGATCAGTTACAATGAATAATGATACTCAAATGAGAAATTTCAGTTTCATTGCAGATGCAACCTATGAGAACGGTGATGCAATTTACACTACTGAGAAACCACATGGTTTAAAAGTTGGTTCTATTGTAAAAATTAATAATATAACTAGTGATTTATTTCCTGAGATTGGTGTTGGTAATTCGGGATATAATGGAACTTATACAGTAAATAAAATCATAGATTCAAAAAACTTCTCTACAGATCAAATAGAAACCTCTCCAGGAATATTTAATAACGACACTTCACAGAGAACAACATCATTACCAACATTCTCCAGAAATGATATTTTAAATAATTACTATGTCTATAATACTGATACAATTAATGAGTATAAAAATGGTGAACAAGATGGTATATATTATTTGAGTGTTATTAAATCAAATATCAAACCAACAAGTGCTCCATTTAATACTAGTGAATTTTCATTCTCTCAACCAGTACAAAATCTTTATCCTCAATTAGATAGAGATAATGCTCAATCAACATCTCCTTCTTCTGATTGTCATGCACTTTCAGAAAATATAGGTGAAGTAGTTATTAATGAACCCAAAAACAGCATTACTGGAGAGACTTTAGATGAATTTTTTAGTGACACGGGTATTGGTATAGGTGTTACTGATATTGTAACAGATCCTTTAGGTATTGCATGTACAATATTTACAGACCGTGATCATGGCTTAAGTAGAGCAACAAAAATTGTAATTGATAATCCCGGTACATCATATGGTAATGGTTCACCATCAATTCAATTTTATTATAATGCTGTACTTGAAAATATCACATCTGGTTCTGTCGGAGATAATGCAACAGCATTAGTTACAGTTGATGGTACATCGGAAGGAGAAATAATTCAAATTCAAGTAATGGATGGTGGTTCCGCATATGTAGAAGGTGACAGATTTAGGGTTGTTGGTATTGCAACAACTACGGGTTTCTCTCCTGCAACTGGTTCAATTTCGAAAATATATGATAATAGAACTGATATTGTCAATGTTACAGGAATAAAAGATTTTGATGGAAAGCCCTTTAATTCAAAATATAGAATTATTGGTGTGAGTAGTACTAATAAATTTGAGGTTGTACCGATTGCACCAACACAGACTGGTATTTCAACACTTGGTATCGGTAATGATTCTGGTACATTTTCAGTTATTGGTCCATCTTATGAGGTAAGTAGTTTTCTTTATAATGAGGCCGTTGGTATCGCAACTGTAACGACTTCAATTCCAAATCAATTCAGAGTAAATAATAGTATTAATGTCAGTGGTGCAGGACAAACATTCTACAATGGTTCATTTGTTTGTTTAGATAAAATTGATTTGAACACAGTAGAACTTGATGTTGGTATTAGTACTATTAAACCAACAATTGATGGTGATATTAGAATAAGTACTAATGGAATTTCAAACAACTTTGGAGAGTCAGTTGTTGGAAGTGGTGTTTTACATGGAAGAGAACAGCCAATCTATGCCGGGATTACTACCACCTTGGCTACTGCTATAACAAGTAGAACAATAGATACAATTGATATAAACAATATGACAAATTATAATTTCTTGATTGGTGATTTTATTCAAATAGATGATGAAATAATGAGAATTAAGACAACTGTAAGTCGAAATACTGGTGCAAAACAATTAAGAGTTTTTAGAGGTGTTTATGGTACTGTTCCAACAACACATGTTGTGAACAGTGTAGTTCAGAGAATAAGACCTTACCCTATCGAATTTAGAAGGAATTCTATTATTAGGGCATCTGCTCATACCTTTGAATATATTGGTTATGGACCTGGAAATTATTCAACAGCATTCCCTAGTAAACAAACTAAAACACTTACAATTCCCGAACAAATCAATGTTCAGGCACAAAAGACATCTGGTGGTGTTGTAAATTACACAGGGATGAATGATAGAGGTGATTTTTATATTGGTAATAAGAGAATTGCTTCAGCTACTGGTAGTGAACAAGTATACGACACTCCAATTCAAACAGTTACAGGAGAAGACCCATTTAGTACCGGCAATTCAGAAGAAGTATCAGATTTCAATTTTGTAGAAACTTCTAATTTAAAGGCCGAGAGAAATATTATCATTGATGGAGGTGATAATAATAACATTCTCTCTGAATTCAATGGACCTGTTCAGTTCTCTAAAAAAGTTGTAAGTACATCTTCAGAAGGTCTTGAAGCAAATCATTTCTTCATTCAAGGTAATGCATCTGTATCAAGAAAAATTACAGTAGGCATTTCTACCCCAGTTCAAGCAGGCAATCCTGGTGATATCGAATTAAATGCTAATCCATCAAATGGTGGGACAGTTGGTTGGGTGTTCACTACTAATAATGAGTGGAAAACATTCGGTGTAATTAGTAGTTGATAAATAAAGATAATATACCTGACTGCGGATAAATGGCATTTGATAAGGATTTTGTCGTAAAAAACGGTCTACAAGTAAATGAAAATTTAATTTATGCAGACTCCGATACAGAAAATGTTGGTATTGGAACAACACAGGCAGATAAAAAGTTAGTAGTTATAGGTGACGGAGAGGTCAGTTCAAATCTTTCTGTTGGAAATACATTATCATCAAAAGATGGTTTATTTACAGGTATCGTTACCGCTTATGAAGGTCTTGATGTTGGATTAGGTGGTACATTTGTAAATATTGACATACCAGAATCAAAAATAGGAATTGGTTCTACTACTCCAGTATATACACTTGACCTTTATGGTCCGGTTTCAACTGGAACTACTGCAGCATTTATTTTTGGTGATGTAGAAGTCACTGGTAATGTAAAAGCGTCTGCACTTTCAGGTCAAATTACTGCTGGTGGTTCTGTTGGTTTTACAAGTGTCATAGTTGACAAGGATCTTACCGCAAATAATGCAGAAGTATTCACTTTATTCAGAATTGAAGAAGTTGATGGCGATAAATTTAGATTTTTAGCTGGTGGTGAACCAGTAAGTATAGGATTTACAGAAAATACTGACAACCCCACTATTTTTGTATCGAGAGGGCAAAAATATCAATTTGATTTAGATAGTGGTGGTTTTCCATTCTATATTAAAACAGAACCTACTGTAGATTTATTAAATCAATATAATGATGGTGTAGAAGGTAATGGTACGCAGGTGGGTATTGTAACATTTAAAGTACCTTTCAATGCACCAAATATTCTATTCTATCAGGCATCAAACACCTCAGGAATGGGAGGAACAATATTTGTTGCAAATAATGGTGAAGGAATGTCACTTGATAGAATTGAAGCAGAATTTGGAGATATCACAAATCTTGATGTTCAGTTTTTGAATGTAACTGGAATTGCGACCATCAAAAATATTGTCAGTGATAATTTCTCTGTTAGTGCGGGTATTGTTACTGCGAATCAATTTGTTGGAGTTTCTACAGGTTCTGATAATATAGATGTAAATCAGAAAGATGACAATACAAACTATAAAGTTTCATTTACTGATGATATAGTTGACGGTTCAAAATTTCAAAAAATTTATATTGAATCTGAAGATTCTGAATTTACTTATAATCCATCTACTAATACTTTAAATGTAAATAAAATAAATGCAGGAACTATTAACGCAGATAGTATAAATGCTTCAATAGAAGGAGTTTCTGAAAGTGCAACAAGTGTTAATCTTAGATCTCGAAATGATTCACCAGATACTCATTATGTTGCTTTTGGTACAGAACCTTCTGGAATACAAAGACTTAATACTGACATTGGATTGACATATCAACCATCTACAAATTCATTAACCGCATCAAATTTTATAGGAAATTTATCTGGTATATCCACAGGAAGTAATAATGTAAAGATAGATGAAATAGGTGCAAATAGAAACTTCCAAATTTTATTCAGTGAAAATCAAGAAACTAGTTATGAGAGATTATATATTGATTCAGAAGACTCAAAATTCATATACAATCCATCTACAAATACATTATTTGTAGATAATATTCAAGCAATAAATGTTACAGCATCAAATATTAATGCTTCAATAGAAGGAGTTTCTGAAAGTGCAACAAGTGTTAATCTTAGATCTCGAAATGATTCATCAGATACTCATTATGTTACTTTTGGTACACAAACTTCTGGAATACAAAGACTTAATACTGACATTGGATTGACATATCAACCATCTACAAATTCATTAACCGCATCAAATTTTATAGGAACTTCAGATAAAGCATTAAAAGTAAAGGTTTCGGATTCAAATTTAGATCAAAATTTCAGAGTTATTTTTAGTAATACCAATGGGGTTGGTGATTTTGAAGAGCTTTTTATAGATGCTGGAGGTGAATTAAGATATAACCCAAATAATGATACTCTTAGTTCTGGAAAATTTGATGGTAACGGAAAAAATCTTACAGATTTAAATGCAAGCGAATTAAAAAATGGGACGGTACCTGTAAAGGTACTTCCACAAGCACAACAAAACACTAGGGGTATAGTTTTTATTTCAGATAATGAAAACCCTAATAGTCCTAGTTCAGACATTGCAGTAAGTCAAGTAGGTACAAAAGCTATATTAGAAACAACAAAAGATGCATCTAGACTTGAAAAAGGAAAAGTAAACAATAAACTATTAAATGATGGAAATTTACAACAAAAAGGTATCGTAAGACTTTCTAATGCTATTAAAAGCACCAGTGAGGCAGAAGCTGCTACTAGTTTTGCACTAAATGAAGTAAGAAAACTAATTGGTGCAGGAACACCTGAATTTCCTGATGCAACTTTAAAACAAAAAGGTATCGTTCAACTTTCTAATGAAATAAATTCTGATGTAGATTCAAAGGCTGCAACTCCAAAAGCAGTAAATGATCTTAGATTACAAACTATAGATGCAGATAATCTTGCTG